CCTTGGATAGAGGATCTTTCTGATTGTGAGTTAGAGTTTGTTGATATTGCAAAGAAAGCAAACCTTCAAAAGAGATATTCTATTGTAGTAGTTCCTACCATTGTTATTCTTCAGTTCGATGAAGAGACAAAAAGGTATCAAGCAGATCTTAGTTTTAAGTTAGCTGCAACTAAAGAAGAGGTTCAAGAGTACATTGACGAACTTATTCTAAGTGGATTCTAAAAAATCTCTATTCCACTCTTATTCCTTTCTATTTATTATCAATAAGTTTCACTAAAAATGTTGCAATATGTTTAAGTATCTAAACAAACAAATTATGGCTTTCAAGGATATGTTCAAGGACGATAATGACGTCAACGAAAAAAATGTAATAGGATTTCTATCATTTGCAGTAATGGTAATCTTTGCAGCAGCAGACCTTATCACAGGGTACCTGGGTAAGGATCTAGTAGTGCAAGAGTTTATTTACAACTCATTTGTGATAATAACTTTAGGCTGTTTCGGTATTGCTGGAATAGAGAAGTTTGCAAAGAAGTAGATTATGAAATGTGAATGTGTAGTATGCAACTGTGGAACAACTTGTGATTGTTTATGTTGCAAATGTAACAAATAGAGATTATGAAGCTATCTAAGAATTTATCTTTAGGAGAGTTTACACACTCTCAAACAGCTAAGAGAAGAGGAATAGATAATACTCCAACTGCTAAACATTTAGAAGCAGCCAAAGCATTAGCAGAGAACGTATTCCAACCTATTAGAGAACATTTCGGTGTACCTATCTTCTTATCTTCAGGATACAGAAGTGATGCATTGAATAAAGCAATAGGAGGTTCAAAAACATCTCAGCACAGTAAAGGAGAAGCAATTGATATTGATATGGATCATAGAAGAGGTCCAGAGAATGAAGAAGTATTTTTCTTCATCAAAGACAATGTAGATTTTGATCAAATGATATGGGAGTTTGGAACTGATACAAGACCAGACTGGGTTCATGTTTCTTACAATAGTGATGGAGAGCAAAGAGGACAGATCTTAGCAGCTAAAAGAAACTCTAAAGGTAAGACATACTACGAAACCTGGTCGGAATGAAAACCTCTACCCTAACCTTTTTATCTGTTCCTTTAGTGACACTTTCTTTTTTATGCTCTTATTTCTTAGAGCTTTACATGGGTAATGCAGAGCAATACCTCGCCCTTATTGCAGTAGTTTTTATTGATGGTTTCTTTGGTATCATAGCTGGTATCAAGAGAGAAGGCTTTCAGACCAGAAAAGCAGTCAGAGTATTACAAAGAGCAGTAGGTTGGTCTTTACTCTTAACAGTAATATTGATGGTAGAGAAAGGTTTCGCAGGAACCAGTTGGTTATCTGAAACTATTATCTTACCTTTCATAATACTACAACTAATAAGTGCCCTGAAGAATGCTTCTATGGCAGGTTTTATCAAGATGGAAGAGCTCAATCAAATCTTAGACCGCATAGATAATCATAAGGGTTTTAGAAAATAAAACTTTTGTATTATGTGGAAGAAGTTTCAAGAAAGAATATTCCCATTCCTTATTGCATTTTCAGCTTTAGCAGTATCAGCTTAAGCAGCATTCTATTCTGTTAGTGGACTGAGTAAGTTATTTGCTGGAGCATCTTTAGAGGTTATTATTATGGCTACCTCTTTAGAGATTTCTAAGTTAGTTATTGTATCTCTACTCTATCAGTACAGGAAGAGTATTCCTAAGTTACTAAAGTATTACCTAACCACTGCAGCAGTTGTATTAGTGTTGATCACCTCAATGGGTATCTATGGATTCTTATCAGCAGCATACCAAGAGACTGCATCTAAAGCAGGGACAGTAGATGCTCAGATAAGTTTATTAGAAACTAAAAGAGATAACTATCAACTACAGTTAGAAGGATTTGTTCAAGAGAGAGATGAACTCAACAGTTCTATTTCAGATCTTAGAGAGGGACTTGCTAACAATAAGATACAGTACAGAGATAAGGAGACAGGTCAGATCATCACAACCACTTCTTCCTCTAACAGGAGAACATTTGAGAGACAGTTAGATCAAGCATTGAGTAGACAAGAGATACTAAACAATAGGATTGATGTTATCAATGAAAATGTATTCACTTTAGAAACAGAGATAGTAGAGGTAGAGACAACCTCAGAAGTAGCTGGAGAGTTAGGACCTTTGAAATACTTATCAGGACTAACTGGTATTCCAATGGATAGGATCATCAACTATCTTTTACTTACTATTATCTTTGTATTTGATCCTTTAGCTATTGCTTTAGTTATTGCAGCAAACTTTGCTTTTGAAAAACTAAAACCTGTAGAGAACATCTATGGAGAGAAGATCAAGGAGACTACTTTGTATGAAGAAGTTGATAAAGATTTAGAAGAAGAATATTCAGAACCAGGGTATGTAATGGATCCAGACGAGTGGGAAGAGTCTGAGAAGAGGATGAATGTTATTGGTCAGAATGGGAACACTGGAGAACATTATGAAGAAGAGGACTGGGAAGTAGATCACAGAACACCAGGAATGTATTATAAGGGTAGGAAGATCAAAAAGACACCAGACAGTTTAGGTCAGAAGTGGACTGTAATATTTGAAGACAGTCCAGGTGTTAGAGAAAAGATTTTGAAAAAAGATATAGAAATAGTTGGATAGTATCTGATTATTTCTTATTTTAATGGTATTACTAAAGATAAAAAAGTTATATGGCAAAGTACAGAGTTATAGAGATGCTCCGTCTACAGAGTAAGGCAGACAGAGAAAAGGCATTACTCACTTTAGAGTTACTTACAGAATCACCAGCAGGTATTGGAGATCATTCTACAGAAGACTTTTACAGCAATGCTGAAGAAGCAATCAAAGCATTAGCAGAAGCTGATGATGTATTAGAAACCTTACAGCGTTACTACCCTAACTCAGAAAACTTATGATAGGTATTTTTGAAATAGTAGCAGGAATATTTATTTTCTTTATACTTGTTACTCCTATTATCTTATCGTCTATTTTATTAGCTAAAGGTTTTAGAAGGAGAGTAGATAGAAAAGATAATGTATCTATTGAGCATATTGCTGCTTTAGAACAGAATGATAATCTTATTGTAGAGGACATCAATACTATTTTATCAGAGATTGTAGATAGATTAGATTATATTGAAGATAGATTAGATAGAGAAGACAGTACTGTAAAGGGATTTGCAAAGAAAGGTAAACAACAACTAAACGACTAATATGTCAGAAGAAACAGTGAAGTATGGCCTCAGTGCTACCGAAATACTTAAGAAAGAGTATCCTACTATTTACGCTGGTTATATGGATATCGTGGAAGAGCAGCTGGAGTTATTTAGCAAAAAGCATCTTGACTATGGTATGCATAATATTACTGCTGGTACTAGCCTTGGAACTGAAGAGGAGAGGGAATTTGCTCTTACAGGACTTTGGTATAGAATGAGCGATAAGATCAATAGATGGAAGAACCTCATCATCAATGACAGAGGAATCAATAACGAACCTTTATCAGACACCTTTCAAGATATTTGCAACTATGCAATCATCTGTCAGTTAGTTGAGAAGGATCAATGGAAAGAATAAGTTATGCCTAAGAAACTACCCAAGGAGGTAAAGTTAGTCTTAGAACACCAACCACATACTATAGATTACAGTAGAGAGAAGAATGTATCAGCATCACAGTTGATGATGTATGATGCTTGTCCTCATCAGTGGAAGTTAGCTAAGATAGATAAACTACAGCAATACAATCCTTCTGTACATACTGTATTTGGAACAGCTATGCACGAGGTTATTCAGGACTGGTTGCATGTTATTTACAATGAAACTGCAAAAGCTGGATCTGAGAGAAATCTTAGAGAGGAGTTGAAGTTGAAGCTGAGAGAGGTTTACGCTAAAGAAAGAAAGAAGTCCAAAGAGGTATTTACTTCTGCAGATGAACTAAATGAATTCTTTTTAGATGGAGTAGAGATCTTGAATCACTTACAGAAGAAGAGAAGTTCTTATTTTTCAACTAAGAACACTTACTTAGCAGGAATTGAGACTGATATTGTTCAAGAGATAGAACCAGGAGTTTACTTCAAAGGATTTATTGATTTAGTTTTCTACAATAAACTCTCAGAGACTTACACTATTATTGACATCAAGACTTCAACCAGAGGTTGGGGAGATAGAGAGAAGAAGAGTGATGCTAAGATAGCTCAGATCTTATTATACAAAGAGTACTTCTCTAAACAGTTCAATGTAGATGTAGATAGTATCAATGTAGAGTTCTTTATTGTAAAGAGGAAGTTATGGGAGAAGTCAGAGTTCCCACAGAGTAGAGTTCAAGAATGGAGACCTGCTTCTGGTAAGATCAAAAGAGGTAAGGCAGTTAGTTTATTGAATAACTTTGTGAGTAATGCATTCAAAGATGGTAAGTACAATGTAGAAGGCAACTTCCCTGCTACTCCTTCTAGGAGTGCTTGTATGTTTTGTCCTTTCAAGGATGATAAAAGTTTATGTAGTGTAGCTCATTCTTAGATATATAAAGTTATATAAGTACTATTTATATATGAAAAGTTGTATAATCAAAAAATAGTTACTATATTATGGCTAAGAGAGAGGGAATGAAACTAACAAGTGTAAATGTACATGAAGACTTGTTTACAGAGTTCAAAGTATTAGGAGTGAGGCATAAGATGTCTTTTCAGAAGTTAGCAGACAGAGCATTGTATTTGTATATTACTGATGAGGATTTTCAAAAAAGAATCCACAATCAATTAAATCTAAGATTAGATAAGTAAATGAAGAAAGAATTTGGTTATGTAAAGAAGGAGGATAGAAAAAAGATCCTTCTGTTATGTGATGATATCAGACTCCATTCAGGAGTAGCTACTATGGCGAGAGAGATGGTAGTAGGAACTTCACATCATTTCAACTGGTTCAATATTGGAGGAGCAATCAAACATCCTGAAGAAGGAAAAGTATTTGATTTATCTCAGAGTATCAATGATAAGGTTGGAATAGAAGATGCTGATGTAAAGGTATTACCTTCCTCTGGATATGGAAATGCAGAGTTGATTAGAAAGATCATAAAGCAAGAGAAGCCTGATGCAATCTTATTATTCACAGATCCAAGATACTGGGTATGGTTATTTGAGATGGAGAGAGAGATTAGACAGACAATGCCTATTCTTTATCTAAACATCTGGGACGACTATCCAGCTCCTTTGTACAACAAGGCTTACTATGAAGCTTGTGATCTACTTATGGGTATCTCTAAACAAACAGTAGAGATCAATAAGATGGTATTAGGAGAAGCAGCAACTGATAAAGTTATTAGATATGTTCCTCATGGTATTAATGAAGATACTTTCCGTCCTCTGGATGAAGATAAGGAGAGTGCTCAAGTTCAAGAGATAAGAGATAATCTTTTTGAAGGAAGAGATATTGAGTTTGTAGTATTCTTCAACTCAAGAAACATTAGAAGAAAGTCTCCTGGAGATGTTATTTTATCCTTCAGACAGTTCTGTGATCAGATAGGTCCTGAGAAAGCTAAGAAGTGTGCTTTAGTTATGCACACCCAAGCTGTAGATAAGAATGGTACAGACTTGTATGCTGTAAGAGAAGCAATCTGTGATCCTGAATATGTAAATGTATTCTTCTCACAGAATAAGTTATCACCAGAACAGATGAATCTTCTCTACAATATTGCAGATGTTTCTATGTTGATTTCTTCTAATGAAGGATGGGGATTATCTTTGACAGAAAGTATGATGGCAGGTACTCCTATTATTGGAAATGTAACAGGAGGTATGCAAGACCAGATGAGGTTTGTAGATTCTAAAAAGAAGTGGTACACTCCTTCACCTGATGTTCCTTCTAATCATATGAAGACTTATGAAGAGAGTGGAGAATGGGCATTCCCAGTCTTCCCTACTAACATCTCAATGGTAGGATCAGTTCCTACTCCTTACATTTATGATGATAGATGTGACTTTAGAGATGTAGCAAATACTATTGAAGAGGTTTACAATCTATCTCCTGAAGAGAGACAGAGAAGAGGTTTAGCAGGAAGAGAGTGGGTAACATCAGATGAATCTGGAATGTCAGCAAGAATGATGTGTGAGAATGTTTTGAGTAGTATCAATGAAACATTTGATAAGTTTCAACCAAGAGCAGCATTTGAACTATTCAAAGTAGAGACACCAGAACCTAAGTTTGTAAAACATAAGATAGTATACTAAATG